CGATGGCCTCTTGCTTCTTCGCACGCGACGTGGGCTTGATGGTCGAACCACCGACAACACGCATTGCAAGCTGCGTCCGCAGTTCCTCGGGTGTGAACGACCGCCACTCGACACCCTGCATGACTTCGGTGCCGACAATGTTGGCGACTTCGTCAACAGTGAAGAACTTGGCACACAGTTGCGTCAGTGTCCACGCAATGTCACCGATCCAGTCCTCGATCTTGTCGATCTTCTCGTCGAGGCGCATCTGGTTCGCACTGTTATACGTTTCGATAGCCTCGTTCGTTGTGTTCGCCTTGAATTGCACGCCACGAAGCACGTCGGACACGGACGAGATACGATCAATGGCCTGCAACTTGCGCGTCACATCGAACAGTTCGGGGAACCGCATCGACGGTACGGGCATGGAGAAGATAATGTCGTTGATTGTCTTGCCTTCGGGCAGGTCGATACCACGTGCAGTACCGTCAGCGCCTTTGAGGAAGTCCTCAACCATTTCCTTGTCAACGCTGTTCGCATCGAACAGGATGTTGCGCTTCACCCACAGACGCGCACGACGTTCTTCGTCGTTGATCTCGTTGATCGCGTCCTGCTGGTCGAGGTAGTACGTGACTTCGCCCTTGGAGTATACGCTGTCCGGGTTGTCGTAGAAGGACAACGGGATGAATGGGAAGAAGCCTTGTAGACCGTACGGATCGTCCCACACCCACAGGGGCCACGACCAGTCATTGTCAGCGAACATGTACACACGCCGTGTCGTACGGTCCCAGAACACCCACACCAACGTACGTTGTGCGCTGTTGAACGAGTCCTTGTCGTCGTAGCCGTATTCCTTCGCCTCTTGCGACTCGTCGAACAGTGTGAAGTTGTTTACTTCCTGTTCAACGTCCGACGACGATCCACCTGCATTGGCCTTGAGAACGTGTGTCGGCTTGTACACACTGACGATGTTGCCGTCGTCGTCCTTCTTGCCGTACCGAGCATTCAGGTACTCGGTCGGTAGGAGCATACACTTCCCCATCCACTTTGTATCGGAGAAGTCAGGCTCTTCCGTCTCGGGATCGACGACGATGTTGAACGGACTGTGCAGTCGGCAGAACGGTCCTTCGGGTTCAAGAATGTCGAGGTGCTTCTCAATCGCCATGAGCTTGCCCTCGATCTCCTTGATCTCATCCTGATCCTTCGCGTTCTGCAACTGCGTGGACAACTCCATGATGTCCTGTATCGCCTGTTCGTTGCTCGCGTCCTTGAACGTCCACCCGACTTCCATCCACGCCATGTTCGTGAGCAATGCTTGCAGCACTCCCTTGCGCGCACGTGGTTTCAGGTTCACACCGGGCTTTGTTTTCATCCAGAACAGTGCGTCGATCAGACGTTGGAACACCGTCGCAAGCTGCGAGTTGTCACGGTTGGCCGCAGTGAACTCCGTCGTCGGGTTCTTTGCGTACAGTGCAGGCAACAACGTCGTCGTGTTCGAGAAAACAAGGTTCTCCGTCTCTGACCATTCTTCGTTCAGTTGACGAGCATAGGCCGTGTTCCCCGATTGGTTGTCACCACGATCTGCACGGTGCGAACTTTGATCGTTGAGGAAGTACTTGAGTGCTTCTCGCCACGATTCTTCGTACTTCTCGCGCGCCTTCTTCGCTGCGTCCTTGCGTCCCTGCCAGATTTTGCCGTGATGCTTGCTGACAGGTATCCTGCTGCTGCCGATCAACTGGTACGACGGCGTGTCACCGACAACATTCGTTGTGGGACTGGCACTCTCCAACTCTTGCTCAAGCTGATCGGTGTCAGTCGTCTCGAAGTTACGCGGCATGGCGATGCGCTCGCTTGTCCTGCTTGTGTTCGTACTCGTGCCACTTCATGTAGGCAGGCTTCTCGTCGGGACGCGGACGCAGCAGGTTCGCAATGCGCGGTCGGCGCGTCAACATGTACTTGATCGTGTCCATCGCGTGGTCGTTCTTGTCCACCGGCTTGTCGGTCTGGTCGTTCTGCGTGTCACGCTTCCAGTAGTACTCGGTGAACTCGTCTCGTACGAACGTCAGCGTGTCGGCAACATACAGGAACGGCGCTGGATGGTTCAGTGTGATCGGGTTGTTGTGGAACTCCTGACACAACAGGTACCCCTTCACCTTCATAATGCCGTTCTCAATGTCGTTGTTGCCACGCTGCATGTGTATGCCGTTCTCTTGGAACATACCCGCGACCGTCGTGCCGACAGTTTTCTTGTCTCCGACTCCACGACGGAACAACGCAGGATCGGCCCAAATGCGTTCTTCGGGGTCGATGCCGTACTTGCGGCGCAGTTGCTTGATCCGAGACGTTGCAGCGTCAACACTGACGCCGCTTTCGTACCACCCGTCGAAGATTAACACGTTGCCACGCAGGTCTACGAACGCGAGAAGGTAACACGACGGTACTGCGAGGCCATGATCGTAGCCTTCGAGTATCTTCGGCTGGATGCGTTTCTCGCGCAGAGCGTTGTAGTAATCAACGATCTGCCGCTGTGTCATCACGTGTATGCGATCATCGAACTCCGGGTACACAAGTCCTTCGTATGCCGCCCACTGACCAAGCAAGAACCGATCACGCATCTGTCCCTGATACGCGATCTCCAACGTGCGAATGAAGTCGCCTTCAAGGTTCTCTTGGTTCTCGTACGTTGACCCCTCGAACAGTTCGACAATCGGCTCGCCCGTGTCGGGATCAACTAGCAGTTCCTCGTTCTCAACACCGTTGCACCAATCGTGGTACGGCTTGACGATCTTGCGGTAAATCCAGTTACGCGTTGGGTTCAGCGTGATGACGAACCAACGCGGACCCGTTTTCGGCATTGTCGGATCGTCACCGACGTATTTCGCCATGCCACGCAGACGACCGAGAATGTCGTCGAAGTCCTTCTCCCCGATCTCGGGGTCTTCCATCTGGTCGATGCCAACGAAGTCGTACGTCGCAGACAACAGGTTCGACGTGCTACTCTCCGCGGACTTGCCCTGCTGTGCCACGTAGCGGAAGTTAACGACACTACCGTTCGTCATGTAGCACGTGTTCTCACTTCCCGTCTTTGGGAACGACCGTATCCAGTCCTTCGGACACCACTTGATGAACTCTTTGCGCAGTGTGTCGTTCAACTTCGGATACGTCGAACGTGCAAGCAAGATGTTTGCACCAGGGTACTCCTTCGCCACCTGCAACGCCTTGATGCACAGTGCGGCGGTCTTGCCATTGGCGAAACCTCCCCCGAGCACCTGCACCTTGGCACGTGAACGCAAGAACCTGTCGTGCAGCCCACCTTTGTGGACACGATACTTAGGCATTACGTGCGCCTGATGCGCTCCCAATCAGTGTTCGACGTGCCGTACGCACGGTAGAAGTCGTTGTTCGTCGTGTCATGCACGAGTTCACCAGCATATTCAGGCGTGACACTGCCTTGTGGACTGCCACTGTTCGTACGGTTTGGGTGTTCTAACTTCTGATCCGTGCCGTTGGCCGGACTGTTACCGGATTTGTCTACGACTGTTGCCATCAGTCATCCTCCACATCGGTGTATTCTACGTCGAGTGTCGGTGTGTTGTCGTCGCTCTTGCGGTCCACGTACTCGATAGTCAACCCACCTTCGACACTGTGCTTGTAATGCACAACATCGGCAGGACGATGACCCGCACGGTCGAGACCGGAGTTGACTGCCTGGATCGCAACCTTCTCGTCGTCACTGTTCGCAAGATCGAACAGACGGTTCGCCAAGTTGCGTGCGTTCTGTGCGAACATGTCTCGCACGTCCTCGGCATCTTGGTCGAGGATGGACTTGACAATGTCGTTGCGGACTTCCGTGTACAACTCGGACATGACGAGACGACCGACCTGTTCTTCGTCCAAGCCGGTCGCGTACGCTACCTCGTCGTCGGACAGCCCCATCATGCGGTAGAAGCACACCGCACTGACGGCGTTCATCTGCTTCGGCGGTGCAGGCAGATCGGCCAGACGCTTTCGCTGGCGAGTAACCTCGCGCTGTGCGTCGCTGACAGAAGGCACTTCCACGTACGAACGCTGTTTTTGAGACTCGTCCTTGATGACTTTGCCAGTATTCGGGTCGATCTTTGTACCGTCTGCCAGAACAAGAGGCTCGTTCCCGTCTGCGAGTTCAGTCATCAGAACGCACCACCGACTGCACGGGGAATACGACCAGGGTTCACGTCGTCACCACGACGCAGTGACTCGAAACCAGTGTCTCCCGGCATGAACGGAGCAAGGAACTCACGGATACGAGTCGGTTCAATCTGCGCACCGTCAATCGGACGGCCCTCGAAGTACACCTGTCCAGTACGTGTGCCGATAGTGAACGTGTCTCCCTCTGCGTTCTGCAAGATGAGTGCTGTCTCCATGTTCGACCGATCAGGTGTCGGCACGGGTTGTGCAGACTGGAACTCAAGACCGAACTGCTGTTTGAGTTGCTCCGCAGAGACTTGGCCTTCGTTGAACTGCTGCACTGCATTCTGTGTGTTCACCTGAATGTCCGCAGAGCGTTCCACATCCGCAACGGGACTGTCGGCAGGTGTTCCACGTTGCTGCGTCTGTGGCTGTTGCGGCTGCTGTTCACCTGTCACCTGCGGCTGCGTACCTGGTCGCTGCTGTTGCTGACTCGTCACACTGCCTCCTTGCGGCGGACGTTGACCACGGCTGCCACCACCGCGCCGAGACACCATCGCATCAGACAGACGACGCGGTGCAGCGCCCTCGGATGGGCCTTCAACCTGTCCAGCGTTCGCCGTCTGCTGCTGCAACTGCGCAACAGGACCACGCTGCTGCGGCAACGCACGTTGTC